AGTTTTCACGCAGGTCACGGAAGCCAACGATGAAACCACTTATGAGCGAGCCTATACCGGCACAAAAGAATATGCTCGGGCGGTTGCCAAAGTCTTAGTTGATGATTGCTCCTTTGGCGTGTCGGTTATACGGCGAACAGCAACATCGATCGAAGATGATCTATTGAATGATATTATCAAGGAAGCCCGAGAGCATGTTGAAGACATAACGCGCCGGTGTCTTTTAACGCAAACTTGGGATTACAGCTTGCAGGAATGGCCGAGAGAAAATTATATCAAGTTGCCGGGCGGGAATCTGCAATCCATATCATCGATAAAATGGAAGGATACGGATGGAACCGAAACGGCCCTGACTGCCGGGACTGATTACCTGATCGAACAGAACGGAGAGCAATGCGGTAAGGTAGTTTTGCCATATGGCGGAACCTGGCCGAGTGGGACACTTTATCCGAGCAATCCGATTGTAATACGGTTTGTGGCTGGATGGACGACTCGGGCACTGGTGCCATTTAAAATCAAGGCCGCAATAAAATTGATTTGTGCCAAACTATATGAATCCAGAGGCGAGGATGTGCTGGGGCAGACTGTCCACGAAGATAAAACTGTCCATAATCTTTTGTGGAGTAAAAGGCTCTGGGATGAATTCTAATGAATATCGGTTCAATGAATAAAAGGGTTTTGATTCAGTACCCCACTAAAATAGGGGATGACATGGGAGGTTTTATTGATACCTGGACTGATGGGGATACCGTGTTCTGCTCTATTTGGCCGATAAGCGCAACCGAGCAGATACAATCATCAGCATCAACCATGATTGCCTCTCACCGGATACGCATGAGATATCGAAGCGATATCAAGGCGAACTGGAGACTGAAGTACCACCATAGCTATTACAACGTGGTGAGTATCATCAATCACAACATGGCAAACAGGATGCTTGAATTACTCGTTAAGGAGGCAGCATAAATGTTGAATTTGACAAAAGCCGTATATGGGAAAGCCTCCCCTTCGACCTTCCTAACCTATATCGGGGGTAGACTCTACAAAGGGCGGGCATCGGCAAACGCTCAATATCCTTATGCTGTTTATGCTGTTGTGACGGATGTACCAGAAAAGACATTCACCGAGCATTTTGAGGATGTGATCATTCAGTTCTCACTATATTCAATCACATCCTCTACTTTAGAGATTGAGACGATGCTGACTTATCTGAAGGCGCTCTATGATGAGTGCGAGTTTAATATCACAGACGCAACTTTAGTCTGGATGAAACGGAGCAATGTGGTTTTTCAGGTGGAAGATCATACCACGCCGAGCGGGACTGCTCAGGCGTGGGCGTATTATGTGGATTATGAAATCAAAGAGAAATTAGATTAAAGGAGAGAAGATGCTATCAATTATTGTACCCGTTCTAAATCAAGCCGAAATGACATACGATTGTCTTCAAGCCGTGATGGAAAACACTGAAGATGCCGAGATCATTGTGATAGATAATGGATCTGATCCACCATTCAGGCCTCCATTCGCGGGCTTCAATGAGATACAGGTAATTAGGAATGAGGAAAATAAGGGATTCCCGGAAGCGGTCAATCAAGGAATTCGAGCGGCAAAGGGCGACGTGATTATTCTCTTGAACAATGATGTCACCGTATCGCCGGGAACCCTTAATCATTTAGTCGATTGGCTGGATACATTTGATATTGTCGGGCCGACAACTAACTACTGCGCCGGCATGCAGATGGTCCAGATTCCACCCTATCAAAACAGAGAGGAACTGGACAAGGAAGTTGAAGCCCTCTTTGAATCAAGCCAGGGCGAGGCCGAAGAGGTTAACTGGATTATAGGTTTTTGTATGGCATTCAAGAAATCGGTCTGGAAAACCGTGGGTGATTTCGATACAACCCTCTGGCCTTGCAATGGCGAGGAGATTGATTTTTGTCTGAAGGCCAAAGAAAAAGGGTTCAAGGTCGGGATTGCATGGGATATTTATGTTCACCATGAGGGCTCGGTTACATTTCGAGATATGGAGGATGCAGGTCAACTTGAGTATATCAAGATATGCGAAAGAAACGATAAGCACCTTGCGGAGAAATGGGGAGCAGATTTCTGGAATCGACAGGTACTTGATACGGAGATAGGGGCATCCCCGAAGCCGGGACTCAATTTGAATCTTGGCTCAGGTTATAGGCCGCTTGAGGGCTTCGTGAACATAGACAATCGAGCAGAGGTTAAGCCTGATTTGGTTTGCGATGTTACAGAGGGCCTTCCTTACCCGGATAATTCAGTTGATATGGTGCGGGCTCATGATTTCTTAGAACATATCCCTATAGGGAAAACCATTGGGGTTATGAATGAAATATGGCGGGTGCTGAAACCAGGTGGATTGTTTGATAGCTTCACACCTTCCACGGATGGGCGGGGGGCCTTTCAAGACCCGACACATATGAGTTTTTGGAATCAGAACTCATGGCTTTACTATTCAGATCCAGAGCACAGAAAACTTTATGGGACAATCGCAGATTTCAAGCTAGAGAAAATCGAAGATATTACCCTTGATGATCCAACTATCATTTATACGCATGTGATTGCAAAGGCACGGAAGGAACTCATTGAAAAAAAAACCATGAAAATTGATGGTCCATTACGGCTTAATTTGGGATGTGGAATAAACAAGCTCGAAGGATTCGTTAATATAGATCAGTTCCAAGATATCGAATTTCAGGGGAAGCATACCAGTCCCGACCTTGTTGCCGATGTGACCGGGGGGTTGCCCTATGATTACGACAGTGTGGATGAGATTTATTGCGGCCACCTACTTGAGCACATGGATTGGAATGTCGGGCAGATAGCTTTGAGATATTGGCTATCTCTTCTGAAGCCGGGAGGCATTATCGGAATAACCGTTCCCAATTTTGACATCTTGGCTGAGCGGTATCTTGCAGATCCAACCCCATTGGCAATGCGGGAAATGAATGAGTTTTATATATTCTCATACATCCAACCATCGCACCATAAATATGCCTATGGGGAGTCTCTTTTGAAGGCAGCGATGGAGGAGGCTGGATTCATCGATCTTGAGCGCCTTCCGGTAGATGATCCTCATTTCTATGAGGCAGCAGACTGGCAGATTGGATACAAAGGAGTGAAACCTAAATGAAAGTAAGCAATATATCATTGGCGATAGGAATTCCATGTAGTTTTCCGATGGTGCCCTTTGCATTTTTTAAGTCATTCGTGCTGGCGGAGAAACCTTCATTTCAGTTCATAACCGCCGAGAATGGGCCGGTTGATACCCTTCGCAACGATATAGTGGCGAAAGCCAAAAGAACAGGAGTAACAAAATTAATCATGATGGATGTGGATATGGTTTATCATCCGAAAACGATACCTCAAATGCTGCTCCGCAATCTGCCGGTCCTGGGGGCCTTATGCTTTAGGAGATATCCCCCATTCGATTCGATTATGCTCAGGATAACGGACACAGGCTATGAAAGTGTGAATGACTGGAAAGAGGGCGAGCTTATAGATGTGGATGCTACAGGGGCCGGATGCATCATGTACGACATGCGGATTTTCTATGAAATGGACAAGCGGGCGCAGACCGAAATTGATGCTTTCAATGCTTTGCAACCATCACCTAAAGAGTTAGCATCAATGCCGGAATCGACCCGCAACTATATTGAGGGTCTTCAAGAGCGATGTGTTCACCTGCGAGAGCCGGGCGTTTATTTCAAATTCCAGAAAGCTAAGGACGGTTTGATGATCGGGGAAGATATCGGGTTTTGCCAAGAGTTGAAAGAAGCAGGGCATAAGATATTCGTAGATACTTCGGTACCCTCTGAGCATCTTAGTACGATAGCAATAAATCGCAATCTAAATAAGCTATGGGAGCAGACGAGATTAAGGCAACTAAGAATGATTGATAAGGCTAGGGAAATGGGTAAACGAAAAGCAGTTTAACTTTCAGGGCTTCTCCTGAAGGGTGGCCACCCAGAGGGAGAAGGCAAAGAAAGAATAAAGAGGGGCCGTGTGGGGCCACACACTCACGCGCGCCCCTTTTTCTTTGCCCTGAAACAGACAGGAAACAATTTAACTTGTAGGAGGTAATTATCATGGCAACAGCAGCAGTTCTCAATGGCAGATTTCAAAAGGTGAGTCTGGGGTCAACCTCAAAATTGCTTGGGGCGGGAACCTACACCATCACAGG